ATTGACCTTTTAATATCTGAAATCCACCACTGTCACCCAACATGAAGGTACCTTCTTCACGTTCACGAATGATTGATTCACTTGGATCATCAACTGTAGTATCTAAGTTAGCATGACCAGCACTGTATAGTCCCCACTTGTAATAGTAAAGACCTTCACGACTATTAAGAAAGTTTAATTTTTCAACATCACCATTAAAACTGGCAGGGATACGTGCTTGGTCAAAATAATTCTGACCCTTACGTTGCTTACCCAAGCCAGCAATATAAAAACTACTGACTGCGGGTAAGAACAGTGCCCAGTCTGGGTTATGTTTTGCTGATAGATTATCTTGTTTCAAACTGTTACTTCTTTCTTAATCAAGTTCATGACCATTTGTATTTGATCTTCTTTTTCTTTTATTTGTTCAAGTAAATCTTTGATAGTGGGATTGGCTGCAGCTAATAAATCAATTTCTATTTCTTCATCACGCTTTTTTCTAGCCCAATCAAGTATTGCTTCTGCATCAGGAGTTAGTCCTACTGTTGTATAGCTAGTATTCATAACTACCCAAGTTTGCCCATCAAACACTTGCAGGTCACTACCACTGATACGTAGCATCCCTTGAAAAGGATTGTTCACGTTCTGATTGACATAGGGAACATTAGTGTTCCCACCAGAAACAACTGTGTACTTGCTGCCGGTAGCTAGACCCTTGATCATTTCTTATTAGCTGGGAGCAAGTAAACATAAGTTGCGATACCACTATCAACTGTAATCTCAGTCGCACCTTGTTCGCTAATCTTAACTTTCTTGTCACCAACTAAGTCCATGATAGCCAAGAATTCTTTAACGGGCCAACGATGTGTACCAGCTAGTGTTCCAGTTACTGGAGTATTGAATACAAAGTTACCACTGTGAGTTGATGCATCACCAAAGTATACTTTCAAATCACTGCCATCAGTTTTGAATATAAAATGTTCTTCTTCGCTATTAGCCTGTGATTGTTTCTTTAGACGTTGAATACCAGCCACTGTGGGTTCAAATTCAACATTCCACTTAGCACCCTTGAATGATACACTCTTAACTTTTTCATCAACTACGCTTTTAAGCATAAGACGATAATCGTTAATGAAGTCACCAGTCTTTGTTTCAAAGTGAATAGTAGACGGAACATCTACTCCATCACGTTGAGTTCTAACAACATTGATTTTAGATTTTTCATCATAATCATCAAACCCAATAATTGTTTTGAGTTTGTTCAAGTTAGGCATACCAAATACACCGATAAAGTCGGCAATTGGATCTTTGAATATACCACTGATGATAACGCTTTTATTTTCTGCTACAGCATTGATTGCTGTTTCAGTATCCGTACCAGTAACTTTAATAAGTTCAATAGTGCCAAGACCAAGAGTATGGTCAATTAAGTCTTTCAAAAAATCTTTCATTTTATTTCCTTTGTTTAAAATATTTAGGAGTTCCTATCACGTATTATAGTGGAATATATTGCGATAGTCAACACCAGTTTAACCGAATTACGAAAAGGTGAATAAGTCATCAAATGTTGAGTTAACATCTGTATTGCTTCTGATATCCCAATCTAATACACCAAGTAAGTTATCAATCTTTTCATCTACTAATGTTGATTCCATTAGTAAGTCATCAAATGGCAAGTCTTTGAACCATTGTGGTAATCGTAGTTCATCAACTGGATATGCAATACTAGTGAAACCCAATGCATTGTCTTTAAGTTTACACACTACAATTTTCATACCATCTATAATCTTTTGACTATAGTTATCACCATATACTCTGCGTAGATAGTTCCAGTTAATTGCTGCTCGGGCATGACCAACACCACACTTACCAGTTTTTTCAAACTCAATGGTATGCTTAGTCAGGTTATTAACTGATTTAGGAGAACCTTTTGTCCAACTGTCCTGAGCACCCAAAATGCGCTTGAACTCTTTAACCCGTTCAATCACATCTTCACGACCCTTACCCTGTTGAATAACCATCTGTAGTACGTCCATCAAGAATTCTTGAATATACTTAGGAGTATCAGCACGTTTCAAGTCAAGACCCATTGCTTTGATATCACCCATCTTACCTTCTTTATCCTTACGCTTACCTTCCTTATCAAAGATATTGATAGCATAGCGTTTCTTTGTGATAAAGATAGCACGATCACCAATCAATTCACGACCAGCTTTGATGATAGCTCCATTCTTTCTTGGAGCATGAAATGCACGTTCCATGAATGACGGGAAACTGTCATTAGCTTGGTCAGCAATACTGTCATACAACCCGATACAAGTTTCTTTATTCCAATCTAATTCACCGTTTGCTATTTGCGAATTGAGAATAGGATACGCAGTAAAGTAACAACTGTCAGTATCACCGTACACGATAGCATTGCCATCATGTGCATATTCACCTGCGATTGTTTCATTGATGGTACTCATCATATGCTTAACAATTTGACGACCACTTAGTGTAACACTTTGACCGATACGTTTGTCATAGAATCTACAATGTTCGTTCAATAGTGCGCCATATGCAGAGTTCAACAAAATCTTACGCACAAGCTGACGCTTATCATAATATTCATATTGATCAGTGCCATATGCTGATTTAGCTTTGGCTTGCATTTCTTTACGTTCACTATACCAGCGAGTAAGTAGTCCCGGAACAACACCCTCTTTTTCGTAAGTAAATATTGTACCGTTAGCACTTAGCATCCAAGGCTTGTGACTATCAAAGATCAACTTCCAAATCTCGGCTGCACTCATTTCTACTGACCTGCCATCTTCATAGTCTAATGTCAACATAGTGCCGCGTTCTTGATTCATAATAGCTGTATATTCTAATACGCTAAACAAGTTTTCCCATAGAATAGCACCAGTAACGTCCTCATCACCTTCTTTGAAACGTTTTTTAAGACTAGCAAGTTGCTTACCTTTGTCAAGCATATATTTGTCAGTTAATGTCTGTCTGACCTGACCAATGATGGTTTCTCCTGCCATGTTAAGGGCACGAATAACCGAGGGATAGAGCGAGTTAAGGTCAACTGCTCCGACATATTCGTGCATACCTCTTTTCGGCGTAGCAACGAAGGCACCTGCCGCTGGAGTTGTTTCTTCTGCATTTTCATTCCTTCTTTTTTTATCCGGGACTACTAAACCGCGTTCATGCGCTTCATTGAAAATAGCCATTTCAATCATAGCTACAGAACCCATTACTGTTGGCAGTAATACTGTATTCTCATGTGCCAGCTGGTTAGCTAGTTCTAAGAATTTGAGTTTGTTGTGAATCTTCACTAACAACATGGTATCTTGCCTATTATATTCAATAAACTTCTTAAAGTCTTTGTTATACAACTGGTCAAGCGTACCTTCATATTGAGTTTTGTTTTCCCCTACTTCCATCTCACCGATGGCATCTAACTTGTATGAATGTCGTGATTCATAGTTATATTTCTTGTAGAGTTGTAAGTAGTCCAAATGAATACGACCAACCAAGTCATATGTTTGTTCTTCTTTACCGAACCGTTCATATGTGCGGGGTTTAGGAAGTTGACCCATCAAGCAAAACTTGCGGGTGTCATCTTTACTCATTACTCGGGTGACACGATTAACCATGTAAGGTATGTCATACCCTTCACTGTTCCAGCCAGTCATTACATCACTATCTTCAATGAGTTGAAAGAAAACATCAAACATATCCTTCTCATTGGTGAAAAGCATACAGTTTTCAAACTCATTGCAAATTTCTTGTGCTGTTTCAGGTGACATATGCTTGGGGGCAATGACCAATGTAACCAATGTATCTTGCCAATCCAAATATAATGAAATAGCAGTTACAGGATTGAATGGATCACTAGTAGGACTGAAACCCTTCTCAGGATCAAAGTCTACTTCAATGTCAAAGAAGCAAGTATGAAGTTTAGGAACATCTGCCTTAAGATAGTTTTCACTAAGACAACGAAATGTTACTGGTACATCACTTTCAAATAATTTCTTACCTGAATGAATACGTTTTTCTTTTTCAAACTCTTGACGTTTGCGTGTACTAAAACGACTTACAGGGTCACCATATATACTACGATGCTTACCCTTATGATCAGGATAGTAGAGTACATAGTTTGTGGGATATTCTTTGTATTGACGCTTTCCGTTCTGGTCCCGTTCAACTACAAAAATTCTATCGTCATCCCTAGAATGAACCGCATCCACATAACTCAAAGTGTTTTGCCTACAGTTTCTAAGATAGTGTTAAGTTCTTCATGATCGGCATTTGTTTGCCCAAGACTTGCTTTGTGTGCGATAGTTATTGCCTTCTTAAGAATGCCAGGTTTAACTTCTAGTTCTTCTGCGATAGCCTTGACAGTTTCAGATAATCCCTCACGTAGAGTATCAATCTCGTGTAATACTACCATTCCTTCGTTAACCAACTGTGTTAACTTAATCTTTTGATCTCCGGTAAACATTTTACTACTCATAGTTTCTCCTTGTTAAGTAATTAGTATACATGCCTTGCGTAGAAAAGTCAAACATTTTGCTGATTTTCTACAATCTTTTTAACCACAGTTTTCAAACCGGGGTTAATATGTAATGCGTGTGGCATTAGATGTGTTCGTACATAGTTACGCATGTATTTTGTGTCATCATTACTATTGTCGTGACACCAATCAATAGATTTTCGTTCGCACCAGTTAACAAATTCACTTTTACGTGTAGTTAGAAATGGGCGTACAACATTGTTTCTTTTTGTTGGGATTACTTTAGACTGTCCATGCATTGATGACCAAAGATATGTTTCTACACAGTCATCCAGATGATGTCCAGTAATAATTGGGCCTAATGAATCACCGATGCTGTCCAAGAAGTCATAGCGTTCATTACGCCAATGTTCTTCCATGCTAAGTTCTTTGGGTTTATTGTTTTTGATCATTCCAACAATAAGAGGGAGACTACGATCAGCGGAGAATTTATCAACGAATTCAAATGCACGTTCACTATTCTCGGTTCCATGATGGAAAAACGCACAAGTAACACTGTGTTTCTGAGAAAGGAAATCTGTAATAGCAACCGAATCAACTCCGCCGCTAAGTGCAACCACAATTTTGTTTGGCAATGGAAAGAGAAGTTTTAGCATCTAAGCATTATAGCATAGAATACGTTTTATTGAAAGATTTCTGGGTGATCTTTGCCGAATACTTTCATATATTTTCCGGCACTCATATCAGCTAGCATTTCAATTGGGCTACCAGGATAACTATCTCCCGGTTTAATCATGTTCAATTCACCTTGACGCACATGGGTAAGTTCATGGTACACGGTACGCATGATATCAACCATATTACGATTAGCAACGTATACCCAAACGCTTTTGTCACTTTCTGAATGGCGACCGGTATGATGACCTTCTTGTGCTTCTTCAGTATCGTAACTGAATTCAATTTCGGGTATTGATTGTAGATTAAGATTTTGTGCTGCAAATTGAATGAATTTCTGCATTATTGGGTTATCTTCCAAGAAGTTTGGTTCATCGTTTGCTTCATCTAGTTTGTTTTTAACCCATTCGTCTGGAGTTCTTTTGAATTTGTGAACAAACAAGTCATGCAATGCTTTGCCAGTAATGCTATGTCTATTTGCTACTTGACGCATTAATTTGTCAATAGTAGTATAATCGTGCTTTTGTAGTGAAGGCAACCGTTTTGCTAATTCTAATGCAGCGGATTCAATAATGATGTGTTCTGTGAGCATTATATATTTATCAAAAGTGCTCACTTTAACGAACTAAATGGGTAGCGATTCCTATTCGTTGGCCAGCAGCCGGCCACACGGCCCTAAGGGTGTTCTTTACCAAGAACTTTCTTTAAGTTCTAGTGTGTATTTGTCAAATCTTTTTAATCGTGCTAAGAATTCATTAGATTCTTCTGATACTATTCCAGTTAGTTGTAGTATGATTCTATCGGAAGCACCTGCATTTGCGCTAGCATACGAAGTTTTGTGCCAATCAACACTATATACATCTCCTGCTTTCCATTCAGTATGTATATCATTATCAAAGCAATAGAAATGTCCCGGCTCCCAATCTGTTAAATGAATGCAGATCCTTTTAATAGTAAAGGGATTATCCAAATGATAATGTTCTAAATTGTCTTTAGTGAAAGTGCTTACTTTATTTGTCTTTTGTATATCTAAATTAATATTGCAATCTCTAAGTTTGAATAGATTGCTTATTTGTTGGAGCAATTTATCATTGATATTACTCCAATCGCCTACTAGTTTACCTAATTTTGTAATGTTCATACTGATATTTAGTATGATATATTATTGTTAATATTAAACTTAATTGCACCAACTAGTTTTAGCTTCGCCGTAATATTCTCGGGCAAAACCTTGGCTAATTAACATTTGTCTAAGGCTTTGTCCATTTAATATTACATCGCCTAACACACGCCCACCATACTTGTCCCAATCCATAAGAACAACTTGTCGTTTAGTTGCTACTTCAATGGCATGCTTAGTAAAAGCAGTTGCTGCTTGACCTTTTTGATCCTCACTAGGACATTTTGCTCTAAACCCTTTTTCCGGAGTATCAACACCAAACACACGAATACTTAATTCTTTCTTCAATGGGGCAGGTAAGAACAGAGCTTGAAATGCCACAGTATCACCATCAATAACCCTAGTTATCACGGCATCATATGTTACACCTTCTTTTTGTTTTTGTGCTAATACAACACTAGATAGTATTGATAATGCTATTAATAATATTATTTTTTTCATGTTTGTCATCCAATCCCATTATATCTTTCTAACCTTTTACTAAATCTAATTCAACTAGTTGTCTATATGGTTCATCACCAGTCCATCTATCGCCCTGTACTCTTGTTTCTTCTAATGCAGTGCTTGCATCAAATGGGTTTTTAACTAATTGACCAGTCTGACTAATTAATCCTTGACTCATTGCTTGAATCATATCATTGGTTACAAATCTTCTACGATTTGCACCACGCAAGAACACATTAACTTGAATAGGCTCATCACCTTTCATTTTAATCCAGTGTGTCATTCTATTGCGACCTTCGTGATTACTCACTTTACCTAATTGGCTAAAATCTCCATCTTCCCATTCAACTGGATCTTTAATCTCCAAGAACGGATAAGCAATCTTTCCCCCACCTTGCATATGCTTTTCAACATCAGCATTTCTATCACTTGCTCCCAATGGATGTGATAGTTTTAAGAATGTACTCGGACGCATCTTTACTTTGAGACCAAAGTAATCTATATCAGTTCCTTGAGGAGTTTCTCCCCATCCTCTTGGGTCTAATTCTGCTTCATTTACGTCAGACCCCCAGTACAAACTCTTGCCTCCCTTTTGAATCGGCTTAAATCCTTGACCTTTATAGAATTTAGTTAATTTACTTTGACTTACTTGTCCCTTGTCCCACGGGAATAAAGTAAGAGCAATGCCATCTTCGCGGGCCATTGCTTGAAGTTCTTGCATTGCACGGCTACCCACACCTTGGCGTAATGGATACGCTTGAAACCATTTGACTTCAACTGCACCTCGTTTACTAAAGCTAGGTGTTAATTCAAACATAGCAAACTGTTGATCATCTCCTTCTCCCCATATCATAACATGATTGTTTTGCATGGTAGTTGGATACTTTGCATAGACTTTTTCAATCCAGGCTTTAGCCTGACCATTATCAAGTGGTCGTAGTTTTAACCTAACTGGTTCGTCGTTCTCGGATAAAAACTCACTTGCTCTCATTATGCTCTAGCTTTTTTCAAAATACTTCTAAGTTGCCATTGGTGTTTTTCGTGAGCATCTAATCTTTCAGCGATAAAGTTAGCGATACCTTGTTTATTTTCCCGTGTAGCAGAACTAAAGCAATGATTAAGTAATTCAATCATCTTGCTATTATCTTCAAATAATTCAGCAAACATTAATTCAGCACGAGGAATTTTAAGTTGATCTTGAATAATAGTTAACTCAGCATAGCGTGTTAAGCTGCCTGGTGCATAGCTATCTAATGTGCGAATGTATTCAGCAACTTTATCTACTGCGCTGTATACTTCTTCATAGAAATTACCAAAATATTCGTGATATTGTGGGAAGTTATCCCCCTCCGCGTTCCAGTGAAAGTTTTGTGCTTTGATAGACAATGAGTTAACACTTGCCAATAATACTTTTAAATCTTCTGTTAACATGATTATCCTTTAGTTTTCTTTGTATTGACGTTGATAGCTTTACCACTACGATCAGGATTAGGATCTTCTCTACGCTTTCTTGCTGCGGCACTTGCACGACCTTTTTTGCCTAAACTGTGTGCTTTACTTTGTGGTAAGCATTTTGGTTTACCTTCTCCCGGTTCTTTGGCACACGGACCTTTAATGTTTCCTTTAGTATCCATACGAACCCATTTTTCTTTGTTAAACCAATCATGCAAACTTTCATCTGCTTGTTCTATTCCTTCTAGTATAGAACTTTCATTCTTACTACTGTTACCCCAATTACTTGCACCTTTATTACGACACTTAACTAATGCACCACTAGCATAAGCACTTGGCCATACTTTGTAACGGCTCTTTACTTTA